GAAATGGAAACCTTCCTTGTTGAGATCAAGAACAAGGAAACCCAAGAAGTTCTTGAGACCCTTACCGACGAAGCCGCTATAGCAGGTAATCGCCTTTATGATTTCGAAGTCGAAGTTATTGGTACCTATACTCACACCATGATCGATAAAGTTCTGTCAGACACCTTTGATGAGACGTTGGAATATTTGCCGCGTAGTGAACGCCCAGAGTGGAGTCCAATTGGCCTTCTAGGTAAACTATGGGTTTACTTAGCTGCCAACGAAGTTGTCAAAGTTGGCGATTACATCACCCCCGATACAGGCGGTAAAGCGGTGCTTTGTAGTAGAACGGATGCAAAGTCCTTTAGGGTGCTAAACGTAAACACCGAGTACAGTCTGGTGAAGGTATTTTACAAGTAGGTAGTAAGAATCCTGAACTGGATTAAGATATTCTAAGCTTGACCGCTCGTTAAATGTCGTTAAACTGATCATGTTAGAGTTAACCAGACCAAACAGGGGGTTCAGATGTTTTCGGTGATGTAACGTCACCACCACCCACTAAAAATCTGAAACAATCGAAAGGCTACCAAATGTCACGAATACGGTTTTCCCCACTGTCTGCCCTGATCGGGCTGACGCTATATGTCACAATGTGTGCGGCGTTGTTCCTTGTCCCTTCCGGTTTCATGTTCATGGTGTTCGACTTCTTCACTTCGCCGGTGTTGCTGTCGATGGGGGCAGGTGTTGCCTTAACGGTTGGAACCGCGCAATTCTTCAAACCAAAGATTAAAGCGTTCATTGACAGCGTCACACACCGAACCGTGGATCGTTACGCAATGCGTGGCGTCTAAACTACATTCACGGAACTTAATTGAACGGGATGCTTTACAGTGTCCCGTTTTTTTATGTAATGATGTCAACTGAAACCCTTTAAAACAGTGAGGCGCGAAATCATGCCAGCTTGCAGAAACCCGAACAACCACGCCACGCGGTTTAAAAAGGGTGAAAACCGCAACCCGCAAGGCAAAACGTCAGCACAGAAAAAACAAGAATATCGAAACGCTGAAGCCGCCACCCGTTTGCGTGGTCGGATGCTCGAAGCACTTGAAGCTGAACTTGATGAAGCTGACGCCGCTGAACTTGCCGCTGTGATGGAAAACAACCCTGAACGTGTGATGACAGTGAACGCAGCAAAACTGATGATCAATGCAAACGTTCTGAAGCTGTTGAAAGACACTGAAGACCGTGGCTTGGGGACGCCTATTCAATCTGTGAACATTGAAAGCCCGTCAGGGACGATGACACCTGCTGTCATCACACGTCAGATTGTTGACGTGAAGCAAAATGAAGTATGATCAGAATTTTACGGTAGACCCTGAAGCGTTCGCTGAACTTTTCGGGCTAGAACTTGACGACTTCGAAGGACCGCTTTCACCTCTCGAACTGATCATTCCCACACCGCGTTGGGCTGTTCCACTTCACGCCACTGAAACCACAGCCGGTGAAATCGTCCGCTATCGTGGGGCGCATGGCGGGCGTGGCGGAGGTAAGTCGCAAGAAATGGCCGGGATGGTCGTTGAAGAAATGATTGCCGACCCTGACTGTTCAGTTGTCTGTATTCGTGAAATTCAGAAATCACTGGCACGTTCTGCAAAGAAGGTGATCGAAGCAAAGATCATTGAATTTGGTGTTCAGCACTTGTTCAGGGTTCTGAAAACTCACATTGAACGCATTGGTGGAACCGGCGTGTGTATCTTTCAGGGTATGCAAGATCACACAGCGGATTCAGTAAAATCACTTGAAGGAATGAAAATCGCATGGGTTGAAGAAGCCCAAAGTCTTTCACAGCGTTCAATGGACCTTTTGCGTCCAACCATTCGTGAAGAAGGTTCACAGATTTGGTTCAGTTGGAACCCAAGGCGACGCGGTGACCCTGTTGAAAAGCTGTTGCGCGGTAACAAAGGTTTAAGGGCTGATTCAATCGTTGTTCATGTGAACTATGATCAGAACCCGTTCTGCCCTGTCACCCTGCTGAAAGAGGCTGAAACCGACCTTGTGATCAATCCTGAAGGGTTTCCGCACACGTGGTTGGGTGACTATGAAGATGTTGGTTCCAAGGTCGTTATTCCTACGCTATGGGTCAAGGCTGCAATAGGGCTTGCCGATGACCTAGGGATCGACGTCACGGGGCAGGATTACGGCGCGCTCGACGTTGCAGGGGCTGAAGACGGTGGCGACGAAAACGCGTTTGCGCACCGCAAGGGAATCGAACTGCAAAGTGTTGAAGTGTGGAACGGTCTTGACACTTCAGAAACCACAACAAAAACTATCGTCTTAGCTGCACCGAAAAACATTTTAGAAATTTACTATGACAGCGTTGGTGTGGGTGAAGGTGTTCTTGCTGAATGGGCGCGTTTGGGACGACAAAAAGAACAACCTGCAGGAATGGAATTTTACCCTTGGTCCGGTGGCGCGGGTGTTCTCGACCCTGACAAAAAGATCGAAGAAGGTCAGCTTCACAGCCCTTTAAACAAGAACCAATACATGAACCTAAAAGCACAGGGATGGTTTGCGCTCAGAAAACGTTTTGAAAATGCTTACAAGGCGCGTAAGGGTTTACCCTATGACGCTGAAATGTTGATCAGCTTGCCACGCCACTTGACGAACCTTTTGCAGATCGAAGAAGAACTGACACAACCCCACCAGAAGATCAGCGGCACGGGTAAGACGATGGTTGACAAACAGCCTGACGGTGCGAAGTCGCCAAACCTTGCAGATGCAATCATGATGGTGTATTTTCCATGCAAAGCCGCGCTTCAAATGGCCGGTGTGATTTTAAGGAAGAAGAACAGATGACCCCCAATAACTTCCTAGCAAACGCCACCCGAAAAATCGCTGCACTTTTTCCCGGTTATTTTGAAGGTGCAAAGCACAATTATTATGACGACTTTGGTTGGCCTAAAGATTTAGAATTTAACATTTTATATGCGATGTATCGTCGTAACGGTATGGGGAAAGCTGCTGTTGAAAAGACGATTGAAAAGACGTGGCAAGATATGCCCATGTTCGTTGAAAATGCAGACACCAAAGAAACATCCACTGAAGCTGATCTTCGAAAGCGGTTCGAAAAAATTCTGTTTTGGCAAAACGTTTCTGAAGCTGACCGGCGTTCGTTGGTTGGTGGTTACGGTGGTTTGATTTTACGCTTGGCTGACGGGAAACAGTTTGTTGAACCCGTCGACACGGTTCCGGGTGGTATTGATGGGCTTGCGGGTGTCATACCGGCTTGGAAGGGTCAGCTGACCGTTTCTGAATGGCATGATGATCTTAGGTTGCCGAACTACGGTGAACCTAAGATGTTTTCGTTCAATGAAGCGAACCTTCAGAAAAACATGCAGGGACAGACCCGCGCGTTCGAAGTTCACCCTGATCGTGTGATTGTGTGGTCTAAAGACGGAACTGTTCACTGTGATTCGTTACTTGAAGCCGGTTACAACTCACTGCAGGACATGGAAAAAGTCAGCGGCGCGGGTGGTGAAGGGTTCTACAAAAACGCAAAATCTGCACCCATTTTGACTATTAATGAAGGCGCAAACCTTGAAGCAATGGCTAAGGGTATGGGCAAAGAAGTCACTGAAATTGCAGACGCAATCAACGAACAAGTGAAAGACTTCAACACCGGTTTCGACGCCATGCTATTACTGCAGGGAATGAAAGCTGACAAACAGAACGTCAGCTTGATGTCACCTGAACACTTCTTTGGAACACCGCTGATGATCTTCGCCGCGTCTGTTAGCTGTCCACAGAAAATCCTAACTGGAAGTCAGACCGGTGAACGCGCTTCGACTGAAGACGCTGCTGAATGGGCGCGAACGAATATGTCACGCCGCAACCTGATCTGTAAACCTAAGTTGATGGAAATCATTGACCGACTGGTGAAGTTTAAGATTCTGAAACCTGCAGACTGGTCGATTGAATGGTCTGATCTGACTGAAGCTTCAGCGGCTGAAAAGATAGATCGTGCTGTAAAAATGGCGGAAGTGAACGCAAAATCAGCCGTGACGCGGGAACTTGTTTACTTACCTGAAGAAATACGCGAGGTTACACACGACAAACCTTTAGGCGTAAAAGCAAAATACACCGATGATGGAGAATAACTGAAATGCCACAAGCTATTGCAAGTCAAAAGGCTTATGTGAACGTTCTTTCACGTGCCAACACGAAAGCGGTTCGATACGAAAAACGCAACGGGCGTGACGTCGTGATCGTGCCGAGCGCAACCCTTCCTGACGATGTGATCATGAACGGGATCAAATACCCTGCTGATGAAATTGCAAAAAGTTTCATGACGCTGAACCGCACGCCCGCGCCATACGGTCACCCGATGATCAACGGTGTTTTCGTTTCTGCGTCTGATCCTGAAGGGATTAACATTGGTTACATTGGCGCATGGAACGAAAACGTTCGTCAGGAAGGCGGGCGCGTTCTTCTGGATAAGGTCATTGACATTGAAGTAGCGAACCAGACACAGAACGGGAAAGACGTTCTTGAAGCTGTGAAGAACGGCGCGCCGGTCGACACGTCAACTGGTCTGTTCTGCATGTTGGACGCTGCAAACGCTGGTGAAGGTTTTGAACATTCAGCCCGTGACATTTATTTTGATCATGACGCCATTCTGTTGAATGAAGCTGGCGCTGCTACACCTGCACAGGGTGTCGGCATGATGGTCAACCACAAGGCAACCGACCGTGAAACGGGTCAAGAAATTCAAGTGATAAATTCAGCGATTGAAATGGCTGAAGAAGACCTTGACTACGCGGTTGCACACGTTGTCAAAGCACTGGACCGTCGTGAAAAATCAGGTATGGTCGACCGTGTAAAACAAATGCTGATAGAAGCCTTCAGCACAACACCGACTGAACAACCTCGAACAAATGAAAGCGAGAACGAAATGAACGATAAAAAGTTTGATGATCTGACCGCGCAAGTGAACGGCATGATCGAAAGCATTCCGACGCTGATTGCAAATGCTGTGAAGCCTTTGATTGATGCGCAAACCACAATGCAAACCAACCTTGACGCAGCGAACGCTGTTGAATTGGCCGGTTACGTTGCTACGATTGTGAAAGCAAACGTGATGACAGAAGCTGTTGCAGGTGAACTGACGTTGAACGCTGCAAAAGCACTTGCCGCGACTGCTGTTCCCGGCACAGCTTTGAACGTCAACGGCGCGCCAATTGGCAACGTTGACGAATACGCCAATCTTGACCTGAACGCGATCATGGACGGAGGCAAATAACATGGCAAATGTAATTTATCGCGGCACAACCCAAGTTCAGCCGGTCACCGTGAACCTTCCCGTGACTTCCACAGCCTTACCGGGTTCGATGGTTGTTGTTGTAGGTTCAACTGTGGTTGTCGCTGTCGCTGCTGACGTTGAAAAGAATCTTCTGGTTCTGTCCAACAACGAATTCATCGGTCAGGCGGTTGAAACCGCTTACCTGTCTGGTGACACTGCGACAGCATACGAAACGAAACCGGGTGACCAGTTTCAGGTTCGCATGGCTGCAGCAACCTACGCTGTTGGCGATCTTCTTTCAATCGGCGCGTCAGGTTATCTTGAAGCGGCTGTTGCTGGTGAAGTCGTCATCGCTCGTTTCACTGGCACAGCCGGTGCAATCGGTGCGGGCGTCCTTGCTGATGTCACCATCGCAAACTCATTCGTAATGGCAGCATAAGGAAATCTGAAATGCTTAAATATACTGCAAACCAAGCGGCTGGCCTAATCGCCAACTGGAAATCTTTCGGTGAATCACAGACTGCAATGCGAAACGCAGCCGGTGCGAACCCGATTGTAGGTAACGCTTCGACGTTGCCGCGTGACGTCTGGCAGCGTTTCGAAACTGAAGCTGTTGAACTTCAGCGTCCTATTCTTGCTGTCTTCAATGACTTGGCGTTGACCCTTAGTGAACCAATTGACATTGGTGAAACTGTGAACAACTTCCTGACAGTGTCTGACAGCGGTGAAGTGAACACGTCACTTGACGGGCGTTCAGATGCCAAGGGTGACCAAGCACAGTTTGAATACCACGGCACACCCGTTCCAATCATCGACACGATGTTCACCTTTGGCTGGCGTCAGATGAAGGCTGCTGAATCAAAGGGTTTCCAACTCGACGCCGCAAGCCGAAACAATGCCACACGCCGCATCGCTGAAAAAATGGAATCGATTGCGTTGATCGGTGACGCGAAGATCAAGGTTCAGGGTAATCAGCTTTACGGTATCACGAACCACCCGAAACGCTCGACACGCACAACAGGTCAGACCCTGAACGGCGCGACCGGGGCGCAATGGCTTGCTGATATCACGGCAACTGTGATCCTTCTCCACGTGAAAAACTTCTTCGTCGCACCTACGTTGTATTTGAACTATAACGATTGGTTTTATGCTTCTGTGACGGACTTCAGCGCAGCCTATCCAAACAAGACGATTCTTCAGCGTCTTTTGGAAATTGGCATTCAAGCCGTTGTTCCTTCGTCCAGTGTTGTGGCTGGTGACATCATTGCGGTCGTGAAGTCGAAAGAAGTCATTCAGGTTCTGTCTGCGATGCCACCTTCGACAATTGCAAAGTTCCGTGCAAACGTGATGGATGACTACCAGTTCACTCGCATGGCTGCAGCTGCTGTTGAAATTCGTTTCGATGCTGATGACAATTGCGGAATTGCGCACAGTTCGCTGGCGTAAACGATAAACGAAGGGGCGGGATTTTTCGCCCCTTCACCACCCTTAAAAATTGGAAATATCATGGCACGTGCTAAAATTACTCAAAAAGGTGTGTTTAACCAAAAAGGCGAAGAACTGGAAGTTGGTTCTTTTGTTGATTTCAAAGGTGACACCCTGCCACGCTACCTTGAAGGCAAGGCGAAACTTCCTGACGCTGAACTTGTGGTCAACCCTGACGCTGACGCTGCAGTTCCTACCGCGCCGGTCATCCCGTCCGCATCTGTACCCGGTAAAAAATAATGACAACGTCCGTTGCCTCACTCATAACTTATGCAATTGCGCGGGGTGTCACAGTTGCTGACAACACCGCCACAACGCAAGCCCTGACACGGGCGACGGACTACATCACGTTTGGATACGTGAACCGATTTTCAAAGGGCTACGGCCTGACGTCACCGAACGTTGACGAAGCGATTTATGAAGCCGCGATGATTGAAGTCGTGACGCCAAATTTCTTCACCAAAACGTTCACCCCTGCTGATCAGAAAATGTTGACGCAGGTTGAAGGCATTAAGTGGACCCCGATTGGTGACACCGTTAATGGTTCACTTTCCGCAACCCCTGCCAGCACAAAAATTGAAGCTATGCTTCGTCCATACCTTGCAACCTACATTGGGATTGGTTCGGTTGGATGAGTAACGCTGACGACATAGCTGCACAGATTGCCGCTGCACTTGGTCAGGCGTCTGAAGCTGTCGGTGACGGTCCGTTGTTGATTTCAGTTCTTCGCGTTGGCGCAATGACTGGACCTGCACACAAACCCACACAAGGCCCTGATCTGGTTTTTCCAAACGTCAACGCATTGTTTCAAACGTACAGCACTTATGAGCGTGGTTCTTCCCTTGTGGAATCAACCGACATAAAATTGATGGTCGGTGCGGGACAGGGTGTGACACCAGAAACCACAGACACAGTTCGGTTCGCTGGTGAAACGCGGAAGCACGTGATTAAACGGATTGAACCACTTCAGTCAGGTGGTGTGGGTTTGTTCTACACTTTACACCTGAAGGGGTGACCCAATGGCAAGACGTAAAAACCTGATAGACTTACTTGACGAACTCGTTCCTGACGTCCGTGAAGCGTTTCTTGTTTCGATCCGTGACGTTCAGCAAGACGTTCAGATAAAAATCATGATCGAAGCACTTGAAGCCGGTGACATAAACGCGGCGCTTCGTGCGATCAACATTGGCCCTGAATACTTTGCACCGCTTGAAGCGAAACTTCGTGAAGCATATGTGACCGGTGGCAACTTCGTCACTGAAGGTGTGAAAGCAATCGCGACGGGTCAGGGTGCAACGATTGTCGCGCGGTTCGACGGTCGCAACCCAAGGGCTGAAAACTATCTTGCACAGCGCGCTGCATCACTGCTGACCGGACCTTCAGGGATCGTTGAACAACAGATCGAACTAGCGCGTGAAGTTCTTTCACGAAACATGCGTGATGGTGTGGCACCGCGACGGGCTGCACTTGACCTAATGGGACGAATTAGCCGCGCAACGGGGCGGCGTGAAGGCGGTCTGATGGGTCTGGCGTCTAATCAAGCCCAATGGTTGCAGACAGCCACAGGTGAGTTGCGTTCAGGCGATAGCGCACAATTAAGAAACTATCTGACACGTGAACTGCGTGACCGTCGACTTGACACATATGTTCTTCAGTCGATTGAAAGCGGAAAACCGATTCCTGAAAAAATCGTTCAGAGAATGTCAGGGCGTTATTCTGACCGGCTGCTGAACTTGCGTGGTGAAACGATTGCAAGAACCGAACTTCTTAGTTCGCTACATTCTGCACAAGACGAAGCATTGAATCAGATGGTTGATGCTGGAAAAGTTCGAAGACAGGATATCACGGAAAAGTGGGACAGTGCGACGGACAGCGCCACACGATCAACGCACCGCGCGGCTGATGATCAAGTTCGTGACAAGGTGACAGGCGTTTTCACGATTGGCGGCTATTCGATGAAGTTTCCCGGTGACAGTTCGTTAATGGCACCGGCTGAAGAAATTGTGAACTGTCGCTGTCGTGTGGTGGTTTCGATTGATTTCTTGGCTTCGTTAGGTGACCCACTGTGACCCGTTTCACATTCGCAAACCTTGGTGACTGGGCCGAAAAAGAAAAGCGAATTCGTGACGCAATTGTTGCACAGGCAACGAATGACATGATTGTTGGAGCGTCACGAACCGCAACTGGCGTGTCACGTGGCGGGGTAGTGAAACAGGGTTTTGTTCCCCGCATGGATGGAACATTGGCTGCGTCACTGGTCAGCACTCTTCACGGTTCTACAGCGATCACCCAAGGTGAAGGTGATTTTTCGATGGTGGTTGGTTCAATGCGCGCGGGTGATCGGGCCGTGTTCGCATGGACAGCGCCATATGCTAAAGCGAAGAATTGGGGTTACAAAGGCCAACAGGGTTGGCATTGGGTTGAAGAAGCTGCTAACAATTGGCCCGTGACGTTCAACGCGGCTGCAGCAAGGGCAAGGGCAATCACAGGATGAAGAAAAACGCAATCACTGACGCACTTTGTGGACGCATAGACACGGCTGACATTTTGCCCGCTTACATGCCAAACGTCAAACCGTCAGACGAAGTGAAAGCTGCAACAACTTACTTCGAAGTCACGTTTGCTGCGTCCAGAACACAACGCGCGGGATATGACACAGCGAGTGTTCGTCAGGAAATCGGAATTCTTCAGTGCGTTGTGGTTGTCCCTGACGGGGGTGGTGTTGTCGCTGCTGAAGGTTTTGCTGACAGTATCGAAACACTTTTCACAGCCTCACCAATCCTGAAACTTTCGATCACAGGTGGGGTAATAATTATCGGAACCGTTGACATAAAAACGGGTTTTAACGCTGATGGTGAATATCGTGTTCCCGTTCATATCCCGTTCATTGCAAACCAGACCTGAAGGAAAAATCATGTCAAACACACACAAGCCGCTGTCACCTTCCAAACCATCGAAACCTCTTGTCACTTATGCACCGCTGAAGACAAGTGGAAAACCTGTGAAGATCGAAGGTGAAGGGCTGAAAATCATCCCGATGACGTCAGGCAATCGGACGGTTCCGACCCTGATTTATCGCGGTGACGCACCTGAAACCGGCGCGTGCGTGTCGTTCCTTCACGAAAACGGGTTCACTTACACCGGCACAGTGGAAGAAGTCACCACCATTGACGGTGAAGTTCTTTTGACGTTTGTTGGTGAATTGACTTATACCAAATAAAATCGCACACCTGTGTGATGAACCGGCGCGCTTTGTGCCATAAAATGCCCTGAAAGGAAATATCATGGCTTTCGAAACTGCAGCCGGAACAACTCTGAAATGTGCTGTCGCCGCCCCCGCAACGTTTGACGCGGCTGGTTATGTCGCTTTGTCGTTTGTGAACATCGGTGAAATCACGAACGCCGGTGAATTTGTCGGTAAGGTTTACAACCTTGTCACACATTCACCACTGTCTTCACGCGGTGTGAAAAAAGGCAAAGGATCGTTCAACAACGGTCAAGTGTCGCCTGACCTTGCGTTTGATTTTGACGATGCTGGTCAGGTCATTCTGACAACGGCTGCTGATTCTGACGTCGACGCAACAGCCACACTGTCATTCGAACTGACAACGCAGTCAGGTCATATCGTTTACTTCCAAGGTCTTGTGATGTCGAACCCAATGACCGTTGGCGAAAACGACAGTGTCGTTATGGGCAAACCTATGATCGAAGTTACAGACAAACCTATCGTTCAGGTAGCGGCGTAAACTAATCGCGTCAGGCCACTACACCTGACGTGAAAAAGACGGTGACACATTATTTGGGTGGTGTGTCACCGTCCCACCCAAAAGCCCAAAATGGAAAAACAACATGAACATTCTTGATCAACGCACCGGCGAACTTTCAGAAAAACCGGCTTTCTGTCACCTGAAGGGAATTGATTCAGGGGCGTGGCTTTACGTGCCTGACGAAAACGGTGAAAACGACGAAACAAAACCAATCGGGCTTTGGATGCTTGGCGTTGACGCGCGGTCGTTCAAAAAGGCGATAGGCCTTAACCAACAAAAAGCGGCGAAAGCCAAGAAAATTGACATTGTGAAACAGACTGCTGACGAACTGGTTGAACTGGTTTTGAAGGGCGAAAAATCGAACGCTGACATTGTGGTCGCAATGACAACCGATTGGGAAAACTTCACGACGTCAGAAGGTCCCGTGAAGTTTGAAAAATCGGTTCTGAAAGATTTCCTTTTGGCGAACCCCGGTTACAAAGAACAAGCGGTTGAATTCTACACCGACCGTGCGAACCACTTGGGAAACGCCTAAACGCTTTGATCACTTGGGCGAAGTTCAGGGGGTGGTGTGACGCCACCCCTAAAGGCGCAAAAAAGCCCAACAGATTAGAGCGCGGAAACACACCGGAACTGTTAGACGAAGATGACGAAAGTTTGGTTGAAGACCTTGAAGCGTTAGGTTTTTCAATGTCAGGAACGCAAGGCACAAACCCCCTGACGTTTAGTGAAGTGAAAGCTTGGTCTGACATGATTGGCGCGTCACTTTCCGCAAGGGCTGTTGAATGGTTGATTCTTATGTCAAGGGTCTACGTGGGACAGAAAACGTCGCTTGATGGGGAAGCCGCAACACCGCCACCGTGGTATGACGAAAACTTTGACCGGTCGAAAGTGAGTGACGCGGTCGAAAAAATGTTTAAAGGTCAGGGAAGCACTGTGACCAAGACACCCGCGAAGGAAACGTGACGCAATGGCTGACACAGCATATCTAGGAATTGAGGTTGACAGTAGTGGTCTGCGTAAAGGCGGGCGCGATCTTGACACGTTTGCAACCAAGGGCAAACAGACTGGTGACAAGGTAAATAAATCAACAGGATTGATGACGCGGGGATTTAACTCGGTCAAAAATTCAATCGCTGCAACCTTACTAGCAACTGCCGGTTTAGGCGTTGCAATCATGACCATTGCAAACTTCGAAAGTTCAGTTTCAAAGATGGGCGCGGTGTCACGCGCGACAACCGTTGAACTTGCGGCCATGCGTGACATTGCGCAAGAATTCGGATCAGCCACAGAATTCAGTGCGACCCAAGCCGCTGACGGTCTGACGTTCCTTGCAATGGCTGGTTTTTCAGCGTCTGAAAGTATTGCAGCACTGCCCGCTGTTCTCGACCTTGCGACAGCGTCAGGGATGGGACTAGCTGCAGCGGCTGACACAGCTTCAAACATCATGTCAGGGTTCGGTGTGGCTGCGACACAAGCGGCTGACGTTGCTGACCTGTTGGCGGCTGCGTCCAGTCGCGCGAACACGGACGTCGCACAGCTTGGCGATGCAATGAAGTTTGTTGGACCCGTGGCGTCAGCTTTGGGAATTGAAATGTCTGACGCGGCTGCAGCTATCGGCGTCCTGTCTGACGCTGGTATTCAGGGAGGCATGGCAGGGACGTCACTACGTCAGGTTCTGTCAGGACTGGTCAACCCCACAGGCGCGGCGAAAACTGCGATTCAGGGTCTTGGTTTAACTGTTGATGAGATTTCGCCACAAACGAACAATCTTGTGGATATCATCGCGAAATTTGCTGACGCAGGTGTGACAGCTTCAGACGCTATGACGATCCTTGGTGACAGGGGTGGACCGGCGTTGCTGGCACTCACAAGCCAATCTGACAGCCTTCGTGAACTATCCGGTGAACTTGGTGACGTAGAGGGTGAAGCCGCGCGCATGGCTGAAACTTTCCGTGACAACCTTGGCGGTGACATTCAAGGCGCGAAAAGTGCAGCACAAGGTTTGATTCTTGCATTGGGTGACGCTGGTTTGACTGCGATCTTGCGCGGTGTGATTGGTATGGTCACAGACTTGACGCGGTTCGTCACAGGGCTTGTCAACGGGTTCGCCAACATTACAGACGCCATTGGCTCAATGTTAGGGTTCGCCGGTGCAAACGATATAATTGCACAAGCCGCTGCGTCAGCTGCTGTCGCAATGCAAGTTGAAACAGAAATTGCAAGTGGACTGATGGAAGGTCTTAACACCGGCCAAACAGTTTCAATTGATTACGCTGGTGTTAAACTTGCACAGGCGCGGGCGCATTTGGCTGTTGCTGACGCTATCCGTCAAGAAACTATTGCTTCAATTCGTAGTTCTGGTGAATTTCAAAAACAAGCTGAACTTCAAAGATCAGCGCAAACCGACCTTGCCGCATATTATCAATTTAGGGCTGAAGCTGCAGCACAAGGTGAAATCGAAGGTGCTAGGGATGCTGAAAACTTCCGTGACATAGTCGCGCAACTTCAAAGGGCTTCACGACTTCAGCAAGAAATGCTTGCGACGGTCGGTGACACGTCTGCAGAATACCAAGCGTTGCAAGCTGACATTGCTGTGATGCAAGTTCAAATTGACGAAGCTGTTGATGGTGTGGTCACATTCGGTGGCGAAACTGGAAACGCTGCAACGATTGCTGAACGCTTGGCGAATGTGGCTGCAGGGATCAACTTTGAAGGCGCTATTTCTGACGCGCAATCACTCGCAAATTTCTTGCAAATATCCCTTTCCGCTGCGTTACAACTTAACGCAACCACGCCGATGATGTCTGACGAAGATGCGGCAATGTCCATGCAAGTCACACCGGACGCGGGGATGAGGGACGCACAACGAAACGCTGTTGAAAACTTCAAAGCATTAACTGAAGCCGCTGGTTCAGTTGAAGGTGGGGGGGCTGCAGGGGCTTTGAAACGTTCAGCTGATGCAATGGCACGTCAGATCAGCGCCCTTGAAGATTCTGCTGACCCTATGCGCGTATTTAATCGCGGTATGGCTGAACTTGATGAAATGAAGCTTCTAGGTCTCAGCGATGGGGCTTATGCAAAAGGCGTTGAAGACCTCACAAAAGAAATGAACGACGGGCAAAAGGTCGCAAAATCTTTTGCCGATACGCTGAAAGAAAACGTTGAAGGCGCTGTGACCGGTGTGTCAGACGCGTTCGCTAATTTGGTTATGCGTGGGCTTAAAGATTTTGCAAGCTTCGCAAATTCCGTTGTCGACACTTTCAAAAACATGCTGATCAAAATGATTTCAATGGCTGCGCAAAATCAGATCATGATTTCATTGGGTATGTCAGGCGGTGGTGGCGTAGGTGGTTTAACTGGTGGCGGTGGGGCGGGTAGCGCGTTGATGAGTGGCGCGGGCGCGGCGTTAGGTGGTGGCGGTAGTCTTGTGGGTGTCACGGGCTTGATGGGTGGTTTAGGCGCGGGCGCTGGCATGGCAGCAAGTGGTTTGATGGGTGGTGGTCTTGCTGGAATGACAGGCGCGATTACAGCGCAGGTGGGAGCGGCAACGGCTGCAGGTGCAAGCATGGCAGCAATGGGTGCAGCTATTGGTGCAATCGCCCTCCCTGTGGCGGCAGTGCTGGCAGTGGTCAGTTTCTTCAGAACCAAAACGAAAACGATTGACAGCGGAATCCGTGCAACGATTGACATGGAAGACGCCATGTTCGAATCGTTCAAGGAAATTGAAAAATCGCGTTTTTGGGGCTTGTCTAAGAAACGTTCGACTAGCTTCAACGAATTGACCGGTGCGGATAGCGCGCCACTAGATGACGCGGTTTTTGCAATCCGTGAAAGCGTGATTGGTGCGACTGAATCGCTTGGCGTTTCAAGTGATGTGTTCAACGGGTTCAGCCACAAGTTTGAACTGTCGCTGAAGGGTCTTGACGAAGCTGCGCGCGCTTCAGCTATCAGTGAAGAATTCACGAAGATGGGTGATAGCCTTGCGGGTCTTGTCCCACACATCGACAACATGAACCAATTGTTTGCGGTTGCGGCCAATCGCGTCAGCCTGACAGACCGGTTGTTGCAAGCGCAGGGTAAAACTGAAGAATTGACCACACGCATTCGTGAACGTGAAATGGCTGTGACCAGTGAATTGAACCAAGTGTTGCTTGCAAGTGTGTTTGCAGCTGAAGACGCCGCTGCAGCACAGGCTGCACTAGCTAATGATTCATTCACCACGCTTCAGGAAGCAATGTTTGCAGCCACAAGCGGCGGGTATAGAACCCCGACTGACGAAATTGCGGCGGCTGCTGAAGCTGATCGTGAAATTCTTCGTGAAATTGTGGTTGCGGTTCGAACTGGTAACGTGAACACCGCACGACTTCTGACCGAACAACTTGCAAACGCTGAACGCGATGAACTGAACCCGGAAGTGGTAACATGAAAATAATTCGCCCTTTAGACGTCACTGACGCAATGGTCACAGCTTCGAACCTGACTGAAGACGCACACTTGCCGTGGGCCGGTGGGACAACCTACGCGCGGGGGGATTTCGCAACGTCACTGACGACACACACTGTCTACAGATCACTTCTTGACGCTAACACGGGGAACGATCCTGACGTTGAACAGGTGGCGATAAACGACCCGTTTGTGACGACACCTAATCCGATTTATTGGCAGGTGTTCAGCGCCACAAACCTTTGGAAATTGTTTGACAAAAAACCAAGCGTTCCCGCAACAGGAACCACGTCAGTCACGCTGACCGTCACGCCTGCAAAGTTCGTGACGGGTGTGGCTGTTTTTAACGTGACCGGCGTGACCACATTGTTGATAGAAATGAAAGTTTCGGGTGTCACGGTCTACAGTGTTGAAACAGCCATGCAAGATGAAAGCGTAGTGGTTGACGGTTGGTCTTACTATTTCAGTGAAATTCAGCAACTTCCCGAACTGGTTTTAACTGACTTACCGCCGTACCAGACAGCAACCGTTGAATTCACTTTTACAGGTAACGATATTGGAATCGGTCAGGTTTGTTTTGGACCAATTTGGGAAATCGGATATGTCGAAACGGGCGAATCGGGGTTCAGAGGTCTTGACTTTTCTGACGTAGGGGTTGACGAATACGGTAATTTGAAAACCAACAAACGCGCCGCAACGTCACTGCACACGTTTGACATTGTTTTGGACGTCAACGAAACTTTAGGTTTTAGAAACCGAATGAACGAACTAAGGGGTGGCGTTCCTGTCGTGTGGGTTGGTGATGAAAACAGACGTAAAGCCGCCACAAGTTATGGATTTTACAGGTCATATCGACCCATCTATTCTGAAGGCGACGAAACGTTGATCACAATTGAAACACAAGGGATCGTGTAAATGACACAACCGACAAAACCGACAGTGCCTGACGCACCTTTAAGAAGTCAGCCCGCGACGTTCAGTGCAAGACTCGAAGCAAGTCTTTTATTTTGGACCACGTTTGCCACTTATTTGGACGAAACGGGAACCTTCACAAAAGCACAAGCTGACGCGGCGTTAGCGGCGGCAACGGCTGGCGACTTGCCGCCGATTACCGGACAGGCTTTGAACTACATTCGTGTGAAAGCCGCTGAAGATGGTGTTGAATTCCTGACACCAGCGCAGGTCTTGACTGCGATTGGGGCGGCGTCTGACAGTGATTTGACGTCAGGATTGGCGCTGAAGGCACCTCTTGATAATGCTATTTTAACTGGAACAGTTACAGCACCAACACCGACAGCGGGAAACAATTCAGACATCGTTGCAACGACTGCTTTCGCTAAAAATGTTGCCGAAGTTTCTGCTAATGCTGTTGCAATCGGCGTCGGGCAAACATGGCAGGACATGAGCGCGTCTCGCCTGTCCGACCTTACGGTGTACCAAAACACAACTGGCAAACCGATCCAAGTAAACATCATGTATGCGGGCGACTTCAATCAGGCGTATTTTGAAGTCTCGACAGACAATTCGACATGGGTTCGCATTTACGCCGACAGCAGTGATGGTGCGCCCGTGCCTATGACTGGGGTGATTATCCCTGACGACCACTACTATCGTTCTGACACGACAGGCGGGACAAACGACCCTGAGTGGTATGAGCTGAGGTAAGATGAATGCAAAAATATAAGGACAAAAACATGAACCACCATTATTCTGAAACCCGCGTTATCGGGTTCAAGCGATTGTGTGCGTTTCTTGCTTTGGCAATCTTCATTCTTCCTGTGTTTATGCTCTACAGCGCGGGTCATTGGCTGAAGCGTAACAACTGGCATATAGGCTGGCGACGGTGGGTTATCGCCCTGCCTGTCATCATGTTCACTGTGATCAACACGATTCACAACTGGACAGTCTGCACAATCCTGTTCACAGAATTTCCACGTGAATTCCAAACCACGACACGTCTGAAACGACTAAAGTCTCACGGCGATCCCGCGCGACGTGAACTAGCTGACATGATGGGTGGGTTCCTGAACAGCCAAGACCCTGACCATTACTGAAATTTAACCCAAAGGGAATCACCATGAAACCGTTCAACGTATTTTCAGCCAAAGGTTCGACGTTCACCAGACTTCACGAAGGGTTCGTTTCGCGATGGTATCTTGACCCCGTGGGTATCCCTACAATCGGGATCGGGTTCACATGGCGTTCAGATTCGTTCCGTGTGTGGTGGGCGAATAACAAGCCCGGTGTGGAATTCAAACGCGGTGTGACGATGACCCGCGCTGAAGCCGATGACGCGTTGCAGTATCTTGTGAATAACGAATACGGAAAAGCCGTGAACGATTTCCTTGGCGCGACAGTCCCACAAAACATTTATGACGGGATGGTTTCGCCTGTGTTCAACATGGGACCGGGTTCACTGAAATGGACATGGGCTGCAGCGATCAAGCGTGGTGATATCAAAGATGGGGCGCGACGTCTGACAACCACAGGGACAACGGCGCAGGGCGTTCGTTTGGCCGGTCTGGTACGCAGACGTAAGGAAGAAGCCGTTCTGATCCTTGACGGGGTTTATATTGGCGTTGACACACCACACAGCGCGACTGGTGAACGTGTTCTTGTCGACGCTATGGCTGACGGGATGCTTGAACGTGGTGAACGCGGTGTTGAAGTCGCTGAACTTATCGTCAGACTTCACGATCTTGGTTTTTATGACGGAACCCTTGACGATGTTTACGGTCACGGAACCCAAGCGGCTGTTCTGGACTATCAGCGTGAAAACAGCCTTGTGGCTGACGGTAAAGCGGGGCCGGTCACACTTGCACACATTGCTAAAAAATCAGAACCTGTCGCTGAAAATGGTTGGTTGCTGAAAATGTTCGTGAAATTCTTAGAAAGGTTTTCGAAATGAAAATGGTTGACGATTGGCGCGCGGCGCTGAAGTGGTTTTCTGTTCAGGCGTTTGTTGCGGTGGGTGTTATTCAATCCGCGTGGTTGACCGTCCCTGACGATGTGAAGGCGATGGTTCCTGAATCATTCGTAATCGGGCTGACTATTTTCTTGGCTTTGGTTGGTGCGATTGGTCGGTTGGTTGATCAGAAAAAGCCGGTGAAGTGATGCTTGCAACGATCCTTTCATGGGTGACCGGTGGTGGTGTTTTGTCCATCACCGGCGCTATCCGCGACATGCGGAAAGACGCACTTGACGCCGGAAACACTGAACGCCGCATTGAACTTGAATCAACAATTGCGGTGATGGAAAACCGGCGCGCGGTTCTTGTGGCTGAAGCCAAGGGAAATTGGAACGTATTTTTTCGAATGTTCCTTGCGTTTCCTTTTGCGGTTTTCCTGTGGAAAGTTGTCATTTGGGACAAGGTTTTAGGGTGGGGTGTCACTGATGATCTGTCACCCGATTTGTGGAACCTGATGATGATTGTGTTTGGATTTTTCTTTGTTTATGAAACTGCAGCACTTTTCAAACGACGGTGATTGACTTACACAGATCGAAAGTGCAAACCTGTGACTGAAATTTGGGGTGAACCGTTGACGCAATCTGAACAGAAAATGTTGAAAGATTTACACGACGCTTTTCTAAGCGTTCCGGCGGGTTCACCCAAAGACGCCAAGCCCCTACTTGTGAAAATCCGTGCGGTTGTTGCGACGTATGAACGAGCGTCTTGGTTGACACGAGCAACGGTGTATCTATTGCCAACCGTTGCCGGTTTGGGTTTGGCTGTTCAGGCGATAATTTCATTCACAAAGGGTGACTGGTGGTGAAGCATTTTTTGACCCGTCCTGAATGGTCTGTTGTGGATTTTGTTGCGTTTTTGTGTGCAGTTGTTTTCCTAATTTGGGTTGGGGTTTCGGCTGGTTTTAGTGTTGAAAATTGGGTTGAAAAGAACACAGTGACCCGTGCTGAAACGTTGTTCAACGGCGCTATAAATTGTGCGCCTTCAACAATGACAGCCACCGTCAGCGGGAAAAGCTGAAACATTACCACCACAACGCTTGCAAGATATGACGGACCGAACCGGCGCGTTTAGCAACGGGCCGAACAGATCGACGTTGAACGTTTGATCATAGCTTTTCGGCCTAAACTGTTTTAGGCGTTCATATGCCTGACGGGTCGCGGTCAAGTCAGGGTGGTTGCGAACCCACACACCGGAAAACGTCACAAATTCTGTCCTGAAAAATTCGTCAAGTTTGTCGTTCCCTGTGGAAATTCTAGGATCGATCTTTAACGCAAGCGCGTCAAATTCATGATCAGTCATAAGCGAATCGTTGCGGAATTCATAAGCATATGCAGCGACAGTCAGCCTGACGCGGTTTCTGATTTCTTGGTTCACGTTTTGACCTTCCGTGATTTTCCTGCTTTTGTCAGGTTGTCTTGATAGATTGTGAGTTCCTGAACTTGGTCTTCAGTCAAAAATTTTGTGTATTCCCAATCACCATAAAAATCACGGGAAAAGTTTGGACCCGTTACCGTCACGACTTTTCGCATAGGAAATTCAGCGTCACCCGTTGGTTTAGCATGTGAACGCTTTTCAGTCACTTGAAGTGACTGAACGGTGATTTGACCTGATTTTCCGAACTTCATTACGTCACCAATTTTGATTTCAGAACCGGTCACTGTTGTTAGAGTTAGGGCAAAATCTTTGGTTGCCGCGCCGCGCTTGGTCAGTTGCGCACCGGAACCGTGACACTTGAAGCAACGTGTGCCTGTCATTCGGTTGTAGGAATAGTGACCGTCACCGGCACAACGTGAACAACATTCAGTTTCATATGTCATTTTCATCGGTTCGTTCCCTGTGTTTGCTTCCGTTAAACCAGTTCTACAGACAACAACAACACTTAGCAACACTTATCTTCATCTGATCACAAGTTTTTCAGCTTCTGAAATATACCATTCAAGGTCAATGTTTGTGGGATCGAAGTTGTCTATGTCGTCACAGACAGCAACGTTCCAACCGACACACACGCCGATAATGCGTGCCTTCTTTTTCATGTGTGACGCGGGCGCGGGCCGGTGAACCATCTGCAGCGGTGAACCAACTTTTGCAATGTAATAGCGCGTCAGCTTCTGAAGCCATTCACCCGCGTCAGGTTCGAATTCCATGTGAACAACCGTTTTTCCTTTCGGGTCGGTGTGTGTCACCGGATAGCTGCAACCGTCACTGTGAACGTACATTTCAGGATGCGCGGGGGTGTCGACCTGACCAGCGTGAAGTAGTCGCTGTCTGGTCTTCCCTGTGGCTTTAGATCGAAGCATAAAGTCGAACCCGTCCGTGTGGTTCTCTATGAACTGACGAACCGGAATTCCTTCGACCATTTCAGCACACGCAGCCTTCTGAACAACCAACGCGCTGTGATCCTTGCCCCATGTCACTTCACGGGTTCCGGGGTTTTCGCGCTGTGTCTCATAAGCATATGCGCCGATGCGTTTGCAGTAGCTTGGTTTGTCAGGCGTCCCAACAGTTTTTGCCACATAGTTGTTAACGTCGCGAATCCACATCGCTTCATAGTCAGCAAATTCAAGTTCAAGTCGTGTGTAATCTTCCCACCATTCGCAGATGTCGCGCGCAAGTTGTTCGTCATCTTCAGGGATCAGGAATGTCACACCGTCCGTGTTCAGCTGAATCATTTTTGCGCGTGTTCGGGTGACAAGCTTTTCAGCCAATAGATACAAAAGAAGCTGACCGTTTATGGTGATTTGCATGGTGTATTGGGGGTCAAGAAAAATACTGTGTTCATTCGCGCTGTCACCGTAAACGCCATTTAATGCAAGTTTGAACATAGCGTTTTCAGGTGATTTTTTCGCGGTCGCTTTCCGTTGATTGTAAACGTCAAGGTAAATGTCACAGAACATTTCTGACAGGTGTGCAGGGAAGAACCGGTTCACAATTGCAAGATTCGGGTAGTAGCTGGCAACGTCGACGTCTAACAGCTTCCAACCGGCTTCAGGGCGCACACACTGACGCGACACACTACCGTGACCCCCACCGGCGCCCACAACCATGTGAAAACCATTCAGGGACGCTGACAGGTCTTTCAGTTCGGGCGGTGCTTTCGTCTTCGTCAGGGTTGTTGCGCGAAGGTGCGTCAAGACCCGTTGGAGTTCGGGGGTTTCGAATTCGATGGTGGGAATGATGACGTCAGCCAAGCGAATCCCGTCAGGGCGGCGGGTCTGTCGTTTGTTCCGTCCAGTTCCTAAAAGTTGCGGGGCTTTTTCCCTAAGTTCTTTTTCGAAATACTTCTTTCCGATTTTTGTATCATTCCAGTTCATCACGTCGTGACCGAATGTCGAAACGAGGTTGTCACGGAACTGAATCATTGGTTCACTGAACCCTGCGAATTTTTGCGTTTCTTCAACGTCGTGACAGTTATAAAAAATCATCCCGTCACGGTCAGCTGAAGTCAGAAACGTTCCGGGCTTTATTGGCAAGTCACCAACGTTGCGTGAACGCATGTTGAATTCAGTTTCTTTCAGTGAAGTCGATTTTGCAAAGTTGTTGAAATGGTGAATCAAGAAAAGGTCAATCTGTTTCACTTTTTGATTGCCACCCCACACTGTGTTTTTGAAGTTCGTTTCACAACGAAAGCTGTCACCGTGATGACATTTGAAACAATAGCCACAACCGTTGATGATCTGATCAGTTTTTGCGAACGCGTCAGCGGCTGTGAATGACGAACCGATTGCAAGGCAATGTTCGATCACTTGCCAGTCATAACCAAAATTATTAAACCCGATTAACTGACAATCATGATACTGAAGCGCAAACATAAATTCGATAAACGCAAGCGCGTCGTTTTGCCAATCGCTGACCTCAAAAATCCAACGCTGACCACTTGCATGGTGTTTGACCACACAAGAAAAAAAGTTTGGGTAAGATTCGATGTCATAGGAATAATGTTTAGAGTTGATCATTTGGGTTTAGCCTTCCCCTGTGGTCGACCGTGGTGCAAGGAATTCACGCCACGGTCGTTTTTAAAACGGTATGCAATCCACAATGCAACCGTCAGACGGTTGATAGATAGCCATGAGCGTTTGGGTGATAGTGTCGTTGACGAACACACCTAAGCATTTTTGCCCAACAACGACACCACATTTCACACATGACTTTTCTACTTTGGGGAAGGAACCCACCCTGCACCGTCCCACCACAGTTCACCCGGAGTGCCAGCAAGGTGAATATGTGCAGGATCGACAGGGCGCGCCATTGCGGGTGCAGCGGGTGCAACGGGTGCAGCGGGTGCAGCGGGTGCAACGGGTGCAACGGGTGGTCCGTTAGCGAAACCGGCCACAGGTGTCACGCCGGGTTGTGCAGGTGCGACGGGTGCGACAGGTGCTACGGGCGCTGCAGGTGCGACGGGCGCTGCAGGTGCGACGGGCGCTGCAGGTGCGGCAGTTGGCGTCATAGGTGTTCCGGTTGGTGCGGGCAGATCATGACCAGCAAACGCTGAAGCTGCGTCAACACCGCCAACAATCGGTTCACCGTAGTCAGCGAAACGGTAGACTTGCGGGTTCACGTATTGGCCGGCTGTTCCGTCATTGTTACCGTTGCCCGCTGTTGTGAACGCAACCTGAACTTTGTTACCGCGCGTCATCAAAGGGCTGTCGTTTGGAATGTCAGCGTTCAGGTGGTCGGCACATTTCGTCACGAAGTTCGAACTGAAATACATGATATAACAGCCCGCACCGTTCGCCTGAAGTTTGCCTTCAGCGTTCGGAACGTCACCGTCTTTGATCTTCCAAGAAAAGCCAGATTTCGGCGCGAAGTTGTAGGTTCCGATGATAGCCTGAATTGGTGGGTATTGCGCAAATTCATTAAAGGCGTGTGCAGCCATTTCCTGAAGCATTTCGTTTGTGCGGGGGTCAGCTTTTGAAAAAGCAATACCCACACTGTAGTGAAATTTGTCAGCTTCAATCGGGCGGTTCAGGTGGTCGGTTTTCACTGTTTCTGTCATTGATCCGTTAATCCAACGGCCAATTGGTGAAACGATTAGTTTGGAATGTGCCATTATTTTTCCCTTTCAGGGTGTTTAGCTGAACATTTTCGCAATGTCATTTTCTGACAGTCGCGCTAGTTTATGTCCGGTTTCTGGTCTTGTGGTCAGTGACTTCAACTGTTCTTCAGTCGCGCCACGTCTTAAAAGTTCTGCAGGTGTGCAAAGCTTCTTTTCGTAAGGGTCCACACCGGTCAAAAGACTAATGGTGACGCCTGAAGCGGTGAACGTAGAATTGCCTTTCTTTGTGGATATCCCCCACCCCGGAATTGATTCATGTTTAGCCCGTGCCTCAGCTTCAGACCTTACAGCCTTAAACCGTGCTATGATAGTTTTTTCGCATTCTTCCATCATGTCAAGTTCACGGGAAAGTTCAACCGGCGACATGTTCCTGTGTTCACGTGAATTCACAAAGTGAACGAGGTTGTAAGTTGTTTGCGCCAAAGTCACACAACCGGCTGCAGCTTCACAGTCTGCACAATGTGAACCGGCTGTTGCAACAGCGTCAGGTTTTTCACCTTCAACAGCCATGTTCCAAAGTTCAGTGAATTCAGCTGTCAACTGTTCAACCGTGACCACACGTGTTCTATAAATTCCATCCTTGTGGAACGCGCGGGGTTGATAGATCGAAAGATGAACTTCGTTCACTGAACCTGCAGGAAGTTTCAAAAGCTTTCCAAAGGCGTAGGGGATAAGCTGCGCGGCTGTTGTTTCAACGATCCGTCGACCATACTTCAAGTCGATAATTCGAAGAACCCCGTCAGTCACGTTCACAATTGAAGAATCGAGTGAACCGGCGATCAACGGGTTTTCGCTTGCCGTGACGTATTCTTCAGCCACAACTTCACCGCCATAGGATCGAACGAGGTTCACATATAACTGAACGTCAGCGGCCATTTCTGTGGTGACTAACCACCCGTTAGGATGGGTTTCACCTATCAGGTCGCTGCAGGTCATCCCGTCGTGATCCATCAACACAACGTCAGCGACCCAAGCTGCACACGTTCCTTCACGTGCTGCGTCACCTGATTCTTGTTCAGGAAGGTTCGAAGTCAGACGTTGAAACGCTGCACACTTCGACCAATAGCTTGCCTGTGATGGTCTGAAACGTTTTTTCTTCAGTTTGTCTGCAAAATTAACCATTTTTTAGCCTTCCCTGATCATGTCGCGACGATCCGTAAACCGTCGCGACTTTTCGTGTTTAAAGTTTACAGCGCGTTGATTGCGTTGAAAACAGACGCACGGTGCGTTTCGTTGGTCTGCAGTGTCGAACCGGCTGCGTCAGTTCCTGCGTCAGTGTAAATTTGACCAAGAACAGCCATAAGCGCGTCTTGACCGACGCGCGCGATGACAACACCGAACGCAGCTGTCAGTTCTTCAAAGCTGACCGGCGCGGGAACTGGTGGGGCGACAGGTGCAACAGGAAGAACCGGCGCGGCGACAGGGGCAACAGGCGCGGCTGGTGGTGTGGGTGCAACGGGTGATGACGGTGCGACAGGCGCAACGGGTGCGGCTGGTGTCATCACTTCGCAAACAGCGACAGGCGCAACGGGTGCGGCTGGTGTCATCACTTCGCAAACAGCGGCAGGTGCGTCAGGTGCAGCTGGTGTGGCGTTATAGATAGCGGCTGCAGCTTTCACTTCAGCGTCCATGCCTTTCGCCGCTTTCCAAGTTCCGTCAGCCTTCATTGTTTTGGTTGTGGCGTGAAAGCTTGCGTTCCATTCAACGCCATTTTTGTCAAGTGTTCCGGTCGCTGCAGGTGTCATAGGCGCGGATGGTGTAGCGATAGCTGTAGCAACTTGACCACCACCGTCACCTGTGATTTCAACGTCACTTCGTGTGAATAAGCGTTCAAGATAGTTTTCAGCTTCTTTGTCTGAAATTTCCATTGTCATCGTCAGAATACGTGGCATGTTTTTTAATCCTTGTAGATTTTCAGGGTGTCGGTTTATCGTTTGACAAGAAACACTAATAAACATTAGACAACACTTGTCAACAACAAAAAAGTCAGGCATTCAGGGTTTATGAAAATAACATTGAACACAACTTGGGACGACGTCACCCGTGAAATTCGCAGTGACGGAACCCCCGAACAACGCGCGCTGTGTGATCTAGCAAGCGCTGAAGTTGATGAATTAGAAGCACTTGTTGACGGGTTTCAGTCATTTATTGACGATTCGAAGTGGAACACACTTGAAGACGCTTTATCTGATCACGAAGTTTTCACTGATTTCATGGACCTTCAGAACTTCACTGAAGCTGAAGACTTCGTTGCACAGTTTAACGCGATGAAGTTTGAACTTGATTTCATGAGGTTGTTTTTTAAATGCCAGTAATTTTGCGCCCTGAATATCAACAACCAATCCTGAACGGGATTTTCGAAAACTGGCAACTTCCGCGCGTTGATAATCAACAGGGTCCGTGCAACGTTTTAGCCTATGCGCCAACCGGTGCAGGTAAAACCATGATCATGTCAGCCACAGTGAAAAGCGTTGACGGTCCAACCGTATCAATTGCACACCGTCAGGAACTTGTTTCGCAGATCAGCCTAGCATTAGCCAAGAACGAAATTTACCACCGAATTCACGCGTCTGACGCTGTAATTAAATTTTGCATCACACGACACATTGAAGAAGTTGGCGCGAACTTCCATCACGATAAAGCACCTGATTCAGTGTCAGGCGTGAAGACGTTGTTGAACCGCGCTGAACCTCTCGCACAATATCTGAATTCGGTTCGCGCATGGAACACGGATGAAGGTCACCACATGACCCCGAAAAACCAGTGGGGTCAAGCTTCGCTGTTGATGCCTAATGCGTTCGGTGTGGCGTTCACAGCGTCACCGTTGCGCGCTGACCGTCAACCGTTAGGGCGGGTTCATGGTGGAATGTTTGACTACATGGTTCACGGTCCATCCATGCGCGAACTTATCGACATGGGGTTTCTTTCAGATTACCGTTTGGTTGCCCCTACCCTTTCGATTGATCGTTCACAAATTCCTGTTTCAGACAAGACAGGCGAACTGAACCCAAACAAAACGCGTGAAGCTTCGCACAAGTCGACAATCGTTGGTGACATGGTTGAAAACTATTCGATCTACGCACCGGGAAAACGCGGGATTGCGTTCGTGGTGGATATTGAAACCGCTGTTAATGTTGCCAACAAATTCAACGAAGCCGGTGTGAAAGCTATGGCTGTGTCATCGAAAACGCCTGACAGAATTCGACAGGATGCGATTCGACGTTTTGGCAAAGGTGAACTGACCGTTCTTGTGAACGTCGACCTGTTTGGTGAAGGGTTTGACGTTCCCGCTGTGGAAGTTGTCATGATGGGTCGACCAACGGAATCGTTCGGTCTTTACCTTCAACAATTTGGGCGCGCGCTTCGTGTGTTTGACGGTAAACTTCACGGGATGATCATTGACCACGTTGGCAACTATAAACGACACGGACTGCCAGACGCACACAGAAGTTGGTCACTTGAAGCTGATCTTCGTGGGACGCCGCGTGGTCTACCTGACCCCAACGTTCTGCCCCTGACGCGCTGCACTAAATGCTTCAGCGCCTATGAAGCGATCACCAGCACCTGCCCATATTGCCAGCACGTTGAAGAACCTGCAGCGCGTAACGGTCCACAGTTCGTTGACGGTGATCTGTCTGAAATTGACGCTGAAACTTTGGCAATGATGCGGGGTCAGGTCTTAGCGGTTTCAGGTGGTGAAGCGGTCGTTCCACACAGTATCACTGATCCAAGGGTGATTGGCGCAATTCACAAAAACTTCAGAAACCGTCAGACGTCACAGGCTGAACTTCGTGAAGCCATTGAACTATGGGCGGGGGTTCAGACACAGGTTCACGGACGAACGGAATCAAACGCTTATCGCATATTTTATCACAAATTTGGCTGTGACGTCCTGACTGCGCAAAGCATGAAAATGCCTGAAATGGTTAAAATGACTGAAGAAATTCGCAAGGAATTTATCTAATGACAGGCACAACAGAATTCCCGGAACAAGCCAAAACGATCCTAAGAGCGTTCGAAATGGGTTTCGCACTTTACCGGAACAATTCGGGCGTGTCGCGTGAAGAACACCGTCACGTTCGGTTTGGTCTTGGGAACGATAGCCCGAAAATCAATAAGGTTTGGAAGTCGTCTGATCTTGTCGGCATCGGACCAAACGGGCGCGCGCTGTGGGTCGAAATGAAAAGACCCGGTTGGGTGTGGAAAGGGGCTGAACGAGAGGTCGCACAGGCGAACGCAATCAACGATATAAATTTGCGCGGGGGCATTGCTTTTTTCTGCACTTCAGCTGACGAATTCGAAAAAATAATTAAGGGGTTGATGACTGTCGTTTAATGTGTTTAAGTGTAGTAGAACAGGAAACAAGGTGTGAAAATGAACGAACCGACACAGACGAAAGAGGGCTGGTTCATCGAAACTGATGACGGAAAATCAGGGCCGTGGACGTGCAAAGAAGCTGCGGTTTCTGCCGGTGACGGTCGCACCATGCAAGCCAATATCTTAAACAATAACGCCATTAGGCACAACGAAAGAACAAAATAATGGAAACGAAAAACGCCAGTAAACTACCCCGCGCGCAACGTCACGCGGTCATCCTTTCTGCAGCTGTGATCGTTGCAAACCGTGACGGATTGTCTGAAGTGACATTTAAAACAACCGCTGACGCTTGCAACATGCCAACGAAGTCACGCACCGTCAGTGATTACTTCAAGATCGGTGAACTTCGTCAGGCTGTGATTGCCGATTCACGGACTTCAGCTGAAGTTCAGACACAGGCTGTCGCGATGGGTTTGAAGTAAATTGGATGACCTTTTCGGACCTCTTTCACCGTGTGATCATTGGCGAAATATGCCAGAATTTACGCAAGTAAAACAGCAGCCATTTTCACAGTTAATTGTCAGATTTGAAACAGCTGAAGACCTTGCTGCGTTCAGCAAATTGACGGGACAAAAATTGACAGAAAAGACAAAAAGCATGTGGTTCCCTGAAAAGCAGAACAGCGGTGACGGTTTTAAAAGATGGGTTTAATTTCTCCAATATATATCGTTTCAAAAAACCGTTGGAACAACTGCCTGACAGCAAAAGTCTTAGAACTTATGGGTGTTCCGTTTCAAATAGTTGTGGAACCTGACCAACGTGAAAAGTATGCTGAAGCGTTCGGTTCGAATAATGTTCTGACGCTACCTGAAAGGTTCAGGAACGATTATGAAACCTGTGACGGTTTTGGTTTTTCAAAAAGCTTGGGGCCTGGACCGGCCAGAAACTTCACACTGTGGCATTCTTCGAACGCAGGTTTCAAAAGTCATTGGGTGATGGACGACAACTTGCACGACTTCCACAGGTTGCACAACAATTCTAAAATTCCGGTCAGGTCTGGAATGATCTTTTCTGAAACTGAAAAATTCGTGTCACGTTACTCGAATGTTCCTGTTGCCGGTTTAAATTATTATTCTTTCTGTAAAAGCACAGACGGTGTTCCACCCTTCACGATTAACACTAGAATTTATTCATGTTTGTTGATTAGAAACGACATAGGTCTTGACTGGCGAGGCAGGTACAACGAAGATACTGACCTGTCACTTCGTGTTTTAAAACGGGGTGACTGCACCATTCAAATGAACGCTTTCCTGTGCGGCAAGGTTACTACACAGCGAATGAAAGGGGGGAACACTGATGAATTTTACAGTGAAGAAGGCACACTTCCAAAATCTAAAATGTTGGAAGATTTGCACCCCGATTGCTGCAAAGTCGTTTGGAAATTTGGACGGTGGCACCATTCGGTGAATTACGGGATTTTTAAGAAAAACAAACTGAAATTCAAACGACAGCGACCGATTGAAAAACCAGCTTGGAACCCTGAAATGTTGACACTAAACAAAAAACGTTCTGAAGAAAAAACCGGCGACTGCGTTCGTTAAACCAACCACTTGAAAGGCTAAAAAATGGCTAAAATTTCAGCAGAATATATCGACCACGGGAATGATGACTTGACCGTTGTGAACGCTGCGAAAGTATCGTTCAACAAACAAAGTGACGTTATGTCAGATCGTGAAACAGGGCTGATCAACTACCTTGCGACACACAACCACTGGACCCCGTTTGCACACTGCAGGTTCACGTTCGTTGCGCCTGTGAACACCGTGCTGACCGGGTTGCCTTACGCTTCAGAACTTCGCACAGGTCTGGTGATTTCGAACGGTGGCGCGAAGGTCCGTCACTCGTTTTATGGTTGGGTTCAGTTGATCCGTTCAGGCCACGTTAACCCGATTTATGAAGGGAACCTTCGTGAACAATTGGTTCAGGCCATGCCAGTTTCGTGTGCAGCTTTTGGTTTGAATTCGTGGGGTCCATTCAGTGATGACCCGCAACTAAAAATCATCACGCGCGAACAAGAAACTGACGAACGGTTCATTGACCACACGCTTCGTGAAACCATTCCAATTTTCACAGCGCGTCAGCGTTTCAAGCATGTGGTCGATACGTCTTACAACGAAGTTTCGCGGCGTTATGTTTCAGACGTTCCCGAATTTTTCTTTCCTGAAGCGTGGCGTGGCGCGCCAACGAACGGTGCAAAGCAAGGTTCGTCAGAAACTGAAGTTTTCACGATGACAATGGGTGATTACGGTGAAAATTACACTGACGAAATCGGTGCAATTTACAGTGCGTTTCTTGAAAACTGTGGAATGCTCTACAACTCCATGATTAAAAGCGGCATTGCACCTGAACAGGCGCGAATGGTTCTGCCACAATCTATGATGACCAGCTATTATGTGACGTCATCGCTGATTTCGTGGCGTCGATCTTACGCGCTTCGAACTGACGCACACGCGCAAAGTGAAATTCGTGACCTTGCTGTCATGTGGGGTGATTTGATTGACGGGGTTGAACCGGTTCGTGACTATCAAAAATGAACCTGAACCTTCCATTCATAACATGGCGTGAACTTCCCCCTAAAATAGTCGGTGCAAAGAACCGAAAAGTTCCGTGGGATATTTTCGCAGACATTCCAGAGCGTGACCCACATGACCCGTCGTGGTGGATGACTTCTGAACAGTGTTCACAGTTAATCGAAGCGAACCCCACCCACCAACTTCGTCAGGGTGTAGTTCTGTCTGACGCTGACCCCTATTTTCTACTCGACCTTGACGACTGCCATGATGGGAACGATTGGGTTCAGGGTGTCTATTCGATCCTTGCGCTTTTCCCTGAAGCGGCTGTTGAAGTTTCGATCAGTGGCAAGGGTTTGCACATTCTTGGACAGTGTCAGCCGGTCACGCTTGGCGACAGGAAAAACAAGTTCAATCTGTACGGTGTAGAATGCGAATTTTACCACACAAAAAGGTTCATGGCACTTGGTTACGGTTTCACCACCGGAACGCCTGATCTTGATTGGACGGAAACGCTGAAGACGGTTGTGCCAACCCGTGAAGCTGTGACCATGCTTGCGGTGACTGATCAGGCTGACCCCGAATGGTCTGGACCTGAAGACGATGACCAACTAATTTCGATGATGACCACGGCGCGCGGTTCAGCTGCGCAAATGTTCGGTGAAAAAGCCACTGTCAGCGACCTTTGGGACGCTGACGTTGAAGCACTAGGTCGACACTACCCGTCAGTCTCTGGTGACCTGTTTGACAGGTCTTCAGCTGACGGGGCGCTAATGGCACACCTGTCATTCTGGACAGGCAAGAACACCGCGCGAATGGATCGACTTTTCAGGCGTTCGGGGTTGATGCGTCCCAAGTATGAAAAGCACGGGAATTATGACTACGCAGGGAA